GATCCGAGCCGTCCACGAGGAACAGCAGCGAATCGACCCAATCCTCATTGGTGCCGGTCTGAACTTCGATCGAGACCAGCGGGATCGCGAGCAGATTGGTCTGCATGTTGCTTTAAGCGGGCGGGATGTAAACCGGCGGAATCTTCGTCGGCCAATGACTGTCGTCGGTGGGATCGAGCGGTAGGCCGGAGACCATCGCGTCGGACGATTGCCGCACCGAATTGACGTAGTTCCAGCCGGCGTCGGCGGCCGCCTTGCGATCCTTGGCATCCGTCGGCCAGGCTTCCGTGTCGGCACCGAATTTCGTGATGCTCGCGACCGCGTCGGCCTGCGCGTTGCTTTGCGAATAATCGGGGAAAGCTTCGCTGATGCGGCGCTTGGCTTCGGCGTTGGCGATCACCTCCGCATGCGAGCGCCAATTGGCCGCCAGCACGTAGCCGGGAACATCCTTCGAAGGAACGACGGCGCTGTCGGGCACCGTCATCAGCGCGAGGTTCTCGCCGAGACGCGATAGATCGCGAATGATCGTGCCGTCGGGGTAGTACCCGATGACCATAGGCTGTTGCTCGCCGAGATCGGCGCGAGGCACGATAACCTGCATGATTTCCCCTTGGCTTTAGCCGGCTTTGACCAGCGAACCGTTGTTGCCGGGGCCGCCATTCGTCGCTGGCGACGACGTGCCCCAAGTCGAGCCAGTGGCATTCACCTCCGAGAGATCGAAAGCGTAGACGTCTAGAGTCGCGTTGCCGGTGAACGCGGAGCTGCCGACCAGCATGCCACCAAGCTGGCCCGCGATAGCACCGTAAGTGCCGTTCATCTGGCCTTGGCACAGCCTAAAAAAATAAATCTGCGAGCCGGTTGCCGATTCGTAGCCCGACCAGGCGTTGCCATAACTGCCGCAAGTATCGAGCACCATCGATGCATTGGTGCTGCAACACCAACCGTCGGTGAAACAGCCGCACGCGTAGGAGTTGGTCGCATCAAGCGATGACTCGATCGCGACATAACCGAAGCTGCCGCTGCCCCACACGCAAACGGTGTCACAATAGATATTGCCGCCGCGCGGTGGATTGATGCCGGCAACCTGACCAGCATTCGATGACGCATACACATTCTCGCCGGTAATCAGCAATTGCTTATAAGTGATGCGGCCCGGCCCGGTATGCTGTAGCCCGCAAAGCTGCGCGTTGGTGAAATGAATTTCGGTGCCGAACCGCGCGCGCAGCATGGCGATATTCGTCGCCGAGTCCGCCGCGCGCGCAGCCGAGCTGTTGCCGGTCTTGGCGAAGTCGGCCTGGCCCGGCGCGGCAGCCAGCATCGTGCCTTGCATGACGATCCGATTGGCGTCGACGTGATAGGTACTGATCGGCGAAAACACGCCAGTCCCGAGCTGGATCGTCACCGTGACGTTGGGCGGGATGCGCTTGCGGCCGAGCGCGCTGAACACGGCTGCCGGCGTCGCGAATTGCGACGACGGCACGTTGAGGGTGACGTTCTGCGTTATCGAGACGTTGGGCGCGACGTAGAAGCGGGTGCCGTCATAGCTCAGGATCAGGATGTCGCCGGCACAGATGTCGGATGGCAGCAGATCGCCGCCGCCGAGCGCATACACCTGCTTGGCGCCAAGCGACTGCACGTTGATGGTCGTCGGGCCGGTGTTCGTGTTTGCGGCCTTGACCATGCAGATGAAGCCAGCGACCAGCTGCGAGCCGGTGACGGCCGGCGAGAAATTTGCGGTGATCAGATTGGGAGTCGGCGAACTGTCGACCGTGTAAGGGACGTTGATGTAATAGACGGTCGAACCACCGCCGCCGGTGCCGGTGCCGCCAAAATTGATCGCCTGGAAATTCGTACCATCATAGACCAGCTCGACGATGTCGCCGGCATAGAAATCATTTGCCGCGAGCTGCGCGCCGCCTGGTTTCTTGATCTGCACGCGGCCGGCGCCGGCGTCGATGGTCGCCGGGCCGGTGATCGTATTTTTCACCTTGACGCGCAGCGGCAGGCCGACGGTGTAGCTCGTCATCGGCGGATCGTAGGCGACCGAGAGCGAGTTGACCGAGCCGGAATCCTCGGCATAGTTCATCCGTTGCGAGCGGACGCCCTTCGCCATCTGCGCCAGATCGTTCTCCTCGGGAGTGATGATGCTTTTCGAGATGACCGCCACGATCTCGCGCATCGGGTTTTCGAACGCCGCCGCCGGCGGGATCGAGCCTTGGCGCGCCTGGCTCGGATCGCCGTTGATGTAGTGCGCATCGGGATCGCTGATGCCATACGGCTGCACATATTTCATTGTCCGACCCCTAGGGGGTTCCCTGCATCGGTCCGCCGAATGCGAGCGACGAGAAATCCATGGTCAGATACGTCTGTGCGGGCTTCCACCGGTTGAGCAGGCATTGCAGTTCTTCCGGGACCGCGAACTTGAGATGCGGGTCGACGCCGGCCTGGCCGCTGCCGGCGCGGAACCAGGTCAGCCCGACTTGTCCGACCTCGATCGACCAATAGAACCGCAGCTCCGGCGGGCCGATGTACCAGCGGAAGTTCTCGTCAGTGTTGACGATGAGGTTGCCGTTGGCGTCGCGCGTGCTCGGCCGCGTATCGCCGACCTGGCTGATGCCGGCCATGAACGGCGCGAATTCCTTGATGTGAATGGTGTAGCCGAGCCACTCCATCACCTGTTCGTAGTAGGCGCGCGACTGCCCGCCCTTCCACGTCATCATCAGCACCAGCATGCGCTGGCGCTCGGCGATGGTCGTGGCGCTCGGCAGGCACGGATCCGGCAATCGCCATGCGCGCTCCCATTCGGGCAGGAGCTCGATGGTCTTGCGCGGATCGCTCTCGCGCTCGAGCAGGTCGGCGGCGCGGCCGTCGACGTAGCCCCAGATCTGCGCAAGCCCGCGACAGGTGCGAACGAGGACGCTGTCCGGCTTGCGCGGCCAGGCGATGCCTAGCGGCAGCAAACGCAGAAACGGCCAGACGTAGTCATCGCCGCTGCGGCGGACGTGGCGATCGCGGTTAATCGTAGTAGTAGACGTCACCGAGCACCGCCATGTGGCCGGGGCCTTGCATCACGTCGTCGTCGTTGTTGACGAGATCGAACGACACGACCTGCAGCGCGTTCATGACCGCGTAGGATTTCCAGCTGGCGAAGATGGTTTGTCCCGGCTTCGCCTTTTCCCACAGCATTGCCTTGAGGCTGGCCTCGATCGACGCGCGCACCTCCGGCGTGTCGGGATCGAGCTTGGCAATGCGCACGTCGATGAATTGCTTGAGCGGCGCCAGGACCCAAAAGTCCTCGACCGCAACCGGCCGCATCGTGTCGATGTACTGCTTGACCGGGACGAGGTCGGCCTCGTAAGGAAAGCCATCGTTGTCGGCGCGCAGGTCGTCCATCATCACGCGCACGGTTACGGTCCCGACGCCCATCTCGAGCGGCGCGCACCAGGCGCGGGTCACGCCGGGCACCGCGAGCGCCCAGTGCTCATAGTCGTAGGCAGCCCCGCCTTGCGGTGGCTGGCGGATGCGCTTGAGCACGCGCGCGCGCAGTTCGGAATCGGTCTCGACGTCGGTGCCGCCGGTGAGCTCGCCGGCGACCTCCGCTATCGAATCCACGCCGGGAAGCACGACCGTAAAATTGAGCGCGGTCGCTTCGTTGCCGGCGACGCCGGCGTCGAGTGCGCGCACCGGCGCGTTGGTCGCCCCCTCGCCGATGACGATGTCCGCGGTGGTTTCGTAACCGATGTTATTGCCGGTGAGCTGGCTCCCGTTCGGCACCAGGGTGCCGGCGACGCCAGTGACCATGATCGTGCCCTGCGCGAAGGTCGCCTGCTTGCGGCCGGTGGTGCCATCGGCATTGACCAGCCAGATGTCTCCGTGACGGTCGAGCCATTCGTGCTCGGCGGTATCGGGGAGGAGCTGCTTGGACAGCCAGTCGATATAGCGCAGGACATGATGCGCCAGGCCGGCCATCGCGTCCAACATGACGCGCAGGACGTTGTTGCCGATGAAGGCAGCGCCGTAGAGCGAGGCGGTGATGTTATCACGCACCATCTCCCGAACTTGACGCAGTGTTGGAGTTTGCCAGGGCACGTTAGAACGAGACGTCAGCCATTTCTGACCAAAGATATTGCCAGCGCAGTTCGATTGCGGTTTTCGGCCCGCGATACATCACGACATAGATGTCGATGCGTTCCTTGCCGACACGGGCCGCTTGCACCTCGACCTGCGAGCAGATGCGGCGATCGATGAACGGTTGCAGCGCTTCGCGGACATAGGCTTGCGCGCGCACGACGGTGGCGCCTTCCTTGGCGCCCGGATCGGCGATCTTGGCGCGGCGCAACAGCCAATGCTTGCAGCCGATCGGCCAGCCGTTCCAGATTTCTTCCGCGTCGATGTCGGCCCACCAGCCGCGACGATCGGGGTCATCCGGATCGGGGACCACGTCGTCCTCGCCGGCGAGCGCATCGGTCCCGACCGCCAGGCGCACCGCGGTCGCCAGCTCCTCCTCCTCGCTCAAGGTACCGTCTGGCATTTGCAGCCAGTCCATCAGCGTGCTCTCAAGCGTGAAGGTCGTGTTGCGGAGCTTGATGTCGGTCATGGCCAGCCCGCCGTCACGTCGTAGTCGATGACGTCGTCGATATCGGTCAAGGCCATGATCGCGTTGCTCTTGCTGGTCTTGACCGTCAGCAAGTCTTCGCGGCGGGACGCGATGCCCGACATGATCGCGGAGATCTCGGCGAGCGTCAGATCGACCGGCGTCGCGCTCTCGATCGGCGTCCACCCCACCTTCGATGAGAGCGGGGTGCTGATGTTATCGACAGGTACAAAGGTATTTGAGATCGGTGTGAGCGCGGCGAGAGCGGACAACGCCGCGAATGCGAGCACGAGCGTGGTAGCGCCGCCAAACGCCACGGCAGTGTGTGCGATACCTCCGCTCAAGCCCGGTGCCGCATTGCCGGCAGAGGTTTGCAGTTTGTTGTTGACCGTGTTCGCGTCGACGGCAATGTCGCCGAGCACCGTATCGTTGAGAAACGACACCAGCACATTGGCCGCGCCGGCGAGATTATTGATCGCCACAACTTTGTCGTTGTGGTCGACGATCAGGCTGTTGCCGCTCGCGACCACGCCGGCATTGACCGGCTCGACCACGCCGGAATTGACCCTGGTGATGATGGCTGCTTCCTGCGCGTTCACTTGGGTCACGAGCGTGTTGGCGTGGGTTACGATGTTGGCGTTGATCAGATTGATGATAGTGTTGATCTGGCTGATCAGATCGTTTCCGCCGGAGGAACCGGGTCCGAGCCCGGCGAGGACGGATGGCATCGTCTTGGTCGACATGTTCGCGACCGCGCCATCGTCCGCCGGCCAGGTGTAGTCGCCTGCAGCAACCGCATGATGCAGCGGCAGTTGCCGCTTGCTGTCATAGAGCTCCTGGATCAGGTCGGTCTGTATCTTTTGCGCCTGCGCCAGCGTGAGCCCGGGCAACAGGTGCATGAACTGCGGGAAGAACGGACACCAGGGCGTCAGGTAGGTGAAGGTTTCGCGCAGGCCGTTGAGGTTATTCCCGGCCTCGTCCTGCAGTTCGATCTCGCCCTTGCCGTCGATCCACTGCACCATCCAAATGTTGTCGGGCAGCAATGACGAAACGTCGATCCCCTTGGTCGAGCTGTTGTCGACCGACATCAAACCGTGGTCGGTGTTGATCCACCACCGCACGATTCAGACCTTACAGTGCGGGTCTTTTTTGGTGATGATCGGCACATCCGAATAGCAGCCGGTATCGTCGACCCACACGCGGAAGTCCTCGAAGCGGATGTGCGCGTGCTGGTCGGTGACCTGCGTCGAATGCTTGCGATCGTTATGATAGGTGCTCGTATCGCTGCCACCGCGCTGCGCTGCATAGTATTCGCCGTGCCGCTGCGTCTGCACCTGGCCCTGCTGCTCCATATAGACTTCCGACTTGAGATTGTCATCGCGTGCCGATTTCTGGCCGAGCTCCTTCTGTTGCGTCTGCTGCTGCGGCTGAGCTCCCCGCGCGCCCTGCTGTTGCTGCTGTTGCTGACTTTGCGATTTGGGAACGAGGGCGATGCGCAGCACCTTGTCGTCACGGGTCGACAGATAGGTGCCGTCCTTGTGCATCAAAAGCTGCTGCCGATCGTCCTTGAGGCGATATTGCGCAGTGTCGCCTTCCTCGAGCTCTTTCAAGCGGTGGCGCCGGTCGTCGATCGCGATGATGACCGGATGCGAGCGCGAGCCGTTGATGTAGAGCACGATCGCCTCGGCGGCGTCGCCCTGCGGCTGCTGCCCGACATCGCCCGGCGTATTGCCCGCGCCACCGCCGCCGTTCGCCGCCGGCGCATCGAATTGCGGATTCGGCTGTTGCTGCTGGTCGTCCTGGTCCTGCTTCGCCGGGACGTTGGTAAACCCGTAGCTCTGGGCGCGCTCGACGTCGGTGTGGGTTTCCGACTTCATCACATCGAGCGACTTGGCCTGCTGCCAGAGATGCTTGTCGTCGGCCTCGCGCAAGGTCGCGCGTGACGCGCTGGTCTGAACCCGCTGCGCGGTGTCGAGGGTATTCGATCGCATGCTTTATCCGCCTCCGCCTCCGCCTCCGTTGCCGCCGCCGCCGTTCTGGCTGCGGTAGTCGTACTGCTGGCCGCCAGGCCCGCGGCTCAAGCTCAGCGTCGTGCGGGTCCCAGACTTGTTGTCTTGCGTGAACGTGACCTTGTTGAGCTTGAGGTCCTCGTCGACGATCAGCATCGGCGATGTCACGTGCACCATCTGTCCGGCTTGCCAGAGCCCGCCGCTCGGCCGCAGCCAGCCCTGCACGACGATGTCGACGTTGAGCTGCTCATAGCCGCTGACCTGATCCTCGAATTTGTTGCGCATCTCGGCATCGTCCTTGTCGCCGGGGTGCTCGAGCAGAACTTTTTTCGGCGCATAGACGCCCTGCGGTCCGCCAAACGAGGCGAGCATGCTGCCCGGCAACATGCTGAACGGCGCCTGCGCGGCCTTCGGACCGTGACGCTCGTCGGTGCTCGGCTGCTGGCTCTGGCCGTAGTTGTAGCCGGTCGATCCGCCTTTCAGGGTCATGATCTCGCGACCCTCGAGGATGTTGATGCCCTCGATCAGCGCGTCGCCGGTCTGATCCCATTGCACGCGGCCGGTCAAATTCCCTTGTGCATTCGAGCCGAGCACGATCCCGCGCTGGCGCGCGAGGGTGTCGAGCACGTTCCAGGCGGTCTCGCCTGGCGCCATGCATACGCGTTCGAACTTCTTCTCCGAGACCGCGCCGATCGGCTTGAACTGAATTCCGAATGGCTTGCATATCGTGTTCGCGATTTGGGTATAGCTGGCGTTCTTGATCTCGTGCGTGTCGTGCATCACCGCGCCGTAGTTGAGCGCCCGCGTGTAGTTGTGGCCGATGATCTCGATCCCGTGGCTCTCCCCGGTATAGGCGACCTGGCGTGTCTCGACGAAGCCGGAGATCGCAAGCTGGCCCGCGAGCATAACCGTGCAATGATCGCCGGGCCGGATGCGGATCGCGGTCCAATTTTTCGATAGCGGCTTGCCCTCCGAGCAGGTGAACCGAAAATAATCCGATGCGTGATATTCCTCGTCGAATACTGTGACGCTTTCCCAATCGCGATATTTCATCCCGTGGACCGTGATCTCGGCCACTTCCTTCGGGTTGAACGCCATCGGGCTGCCATCCGCCGGCGATCACGCCGAAAGTCCCCTGATCTGGTTCGGACAGAAAGCCGGGTGCACGATCTTGTTCTCGTCCACGAGCTCGTCGCTGCGGTCGCCGACGTGATAGAGAAACTGCGATAGCGCGAGCGCCGGCATCGGGACGACCTGATAGTCCAGCATGCGCGGCAGCGGCCGCGCGACGTCCGAGAGATAGCGCGTGATCGCGCCCGACAGCGAAATGAGCGCCGCATAAGCCGGATTGTCGGCCTGGTCGGAGGCGAGCTCCTGCGTGATGTCGAACCAATTTTTCATGCGCGTGAGCATGTCCTCGACATCTTCGCGGCTGGTGAATTCGGTGGCCGCCAGGATGCGGCCGTCCTGCGCCAGCGCCATCAAGGTCAGGTATTGCGTGACCAGGACCGCGGTGAGCTCGGCCGGCTGCTCGCTGGTCAATTGCTCGAGCACCTTGTCAAGCCAGTCGACCGTGATGCCGGCTTCGGTTGCCAGGGTGAAACAATTCAGGACCCGGGCGCCGAAGCTCCCGTCGACGACGTAGACATTGATGCGCGCCTGCAGGTCGCCGACCGCATAGCGCAGCTCGGCGCCAGCGCGGCCGGTCTCACTGATGAACGTCAGCAGCAGATCGGTCGCCCGTTCGACGATGCCCTCGATCTCGCTGACCGCTTTCCTGATCGCCATGTCAGCCTGGTCCTGTATCGGAATCGACGAGGGCTTTCGTTGCAGTGTCGGTCGACTGCTTAGCCGTTTGCTCGGCGTTGCCGGATTGCTGCAACAGGTTTGCGGTTGCGTCGATAAAGCCCTGCAGCGCCGGCGCTCCGGCCTCGATGAACTGCATATCGTATTCGAAGAATCCGCCGGTCTGCCGCTTGTCCGAGTAGCTCCACCGCTCGCACATCACGAGCATGCTGCCGAGCAACGGATGGATGAGCAGACCGGCGTCATCGTCATCGAGCGCGCTATTGAGCGCGGCGACTTGCTGCAGGACGTTGCCGGGGAATCCGTAGTCGCCGTGGATCAGGTAGCCCGAGAAATTCCAGCGCGTCGCCTCGCGGCCCATATCCTCCGCGTAGGGAACGTTGCGCTTCGGATACTGGTGGACAACCATTCGGCGGCCGCCGCCTCGGCTCGAGTTCTCGACGTGAAACAGCGCGCCGCGAAAGCTCGCGGGGATCAGCGCATCGCGCCAGACGTTATGGATGTCGCGGATCGAGGCCATTTAATTCGCCGTTATCGTGTCGGGCTCGCGCGTGATCTCGCGCTCGACTGTCGTGTTGCCCTCGAACACGCCGCCGGATTCGTGTTGGACCTTGATGCCCGGTCGGCCGCGGACGTTGACTCGGAGCCTGATGCGCGATTGCCGCGCGCGCTGCGCGAGTGAGGGGCGATCGAGGCCGGCATCGTCGACCGGGTGCAGCGGCGTGCCGGCATCGACATGCGCGCCGGGACGCAATCCGAGCGCGGTTGCCGGGTTCGTCGTGCCGCGCTGAAAGGAGGTGCTTGCGTTGCCGCGTCGATCGAATTCGCTCCACACCGGATTCGGCCGACCACCCGGCAGGAATTGATGCACCTCCTCATAGTGCAGATGGCCCCTGTTGATGATGCCCAGCGATTGGCCCTGCTGCACGGTCTGGCCGGACTGCACCAGGCTCGGGCCGTGAAAGGCATAGCGGCGGAAAATGCCGTCGCTGCCTTTGACCACCGCGTAATGGCCATAGCCGCCGGGATTGTTCCCGACCCACGTCACGACGCCATCGATCATCGCGACGGCATGGCTTCCGTCCGGCGCCTGCCAATCGGTTCCTGAATGCGGCCGGCCGCCAGGACGCCCGGCGCCGTAATGTGAGCGCGATCCGCCTACGAACGTGCCGGTGATCGGCGCAACCAGTCCTCCGGACTCGACCGTTGAGCCAGACGCCGGCGCTGCGGGCACCGCCGGTGCCGTCGCAGGACGATCGCCGCCTTGCTCGATCTGACGCTGCTGGTTTTCGGCAAAGCGTCGGCTGTCCTCGTGGGTGTATTCGCGGCCGTCGCGCCGGCCTTTCCAAAAGTTGTAAACCTCATTCGTGCCGGGCACTTTAATGCGCCCGGGCCCGCGCACATTTGGATCGCTGCCGCTGCCTTGATCGGTTCGCCCTTTGATCAGGTTGCTGCCGCCGGCGACCGCGTCGAGCGCGCTCTGATAAGCTTCCTGCTCGGCCGGGCCAATCGCCCTGCCCTGCGCGATACCCCTGTTGATCGGGCCATAGAATCCGCTGTGCAGCTCTTGTTTGATTGTGTTGCCGACCATCACCGAGCGATTGATGAGCGCCTCGAGCGTGGCAACCTTGCCGAGCCCGCGCGGGCCGGATTCGGTCGACAGCATTTGCATGACCAGCCGTTTGAGCGCCGGATCGCCATTGATTTCGGCCATCCGGCTCGCGCGCTGCGCCTTGAGAAATTCGTTACCGGATAGCCCGGCCGCAGCCTCAGCATCGGCGCGCCGCCGCTGATCGCTATCGCCGCTATCGGCCCGACCGCCGCCTCCGCCGCGCGGAAAGCGCGTCCGGGTGCCTCCGCCACCACCACCTCCTCCGCCGCCTCCGCCGGGAACTCCGCCGCCTCCGCCGCCCGAGAGGCGCGTGGCGAAGCCGGCAAGCCCGCCGGCGCCGGCTTCGGAGGTCGTGAACGCCTGCGCCGAGAGGTAGTTGTTGAGCTCGGCCATGCGGACGGTCGTTTTCTTGACGCTTTCGCCCAGATCCAGGACGAACTCGCGATCCTGCCGGAGCGAGAGCGAACCGGACTGCCCGTGCGTCGAGGGCGTGGGCGGGGCCGTGCCAGCCGGCGGCGTCAGCGGCGCGCTTTGAGGGAAGCGGCTCCTCCGCCTCACCGTCACGGTCGGGAGCTCGATCGCGCCCGGTCCGCCAGGAATAAGCGGCGCCTCGTCGGCCTTGGCGGTCGAGGGCGCGAGCACCGCGATGCCAGCGATGGTGGTGACGACCCACATGAGGCTGCCGATGCCGCTCAAGCCTTTGGCGAAGTTGCCGAGGAACGCGACGAAGCCGATCGCGACCAGCCCCTCGAGCACCGGCGTCCATCCGCCGAATTTCTCGCGCACGAACTGATCGAGCGCGACCACGATCGGCTTGAGCTTGTCGAAGCCGGCGATCAGCGCATCGATGGCGCCCGTGATGCCCTCGACGAATGCCTTGACGTCCGCCGACTTGATCGAGGAGAGCCAGGCGGCGAATTGATTGACGAGCTCCCGCCCGGGCCCGCGAAGATAGTTCTCGATGCCGAGCGACATCTCCTGGAACGCCGGCAACAGCACGGTGCCGAGCGTCGTCTTGATGTTCTCCCATGTGCGATTGAGGTTGACCCATTGCAGATTGTATTCCTTGAGCGCCTCGGTTGGGGCCTCGCTGATTTGCGAGAGGCCCTTGACGTTGAACATCTCCGACCAGGCGATCGACGATTGGCCGAAAATGTTCTTGATCGAGACTTGCGATTGCGTCGCCATCCCGCGCGTCTGCCGCGCGAGAAACCCCATCGCCCGCTCGATTCCGTTCCGGCCTTGAACGAGGCGGATCAGCTCGGCTCCGAGCTGCGCTCCGCCTTTGCCTCTCGCGAGCTCCTGGAATTCGTGCGCGCGCGTGCCCTGCACGCGCATGTTCTCCAAATGCTTAGCGAGCGACTCGACGTTCGAGCGCGCCTCCGCCTGGCTCATGCCGAACACGCGGCCGGCATCGGAGAGCTCGCGCAGCCGTTCGGCAGTGATGCCGATCTCCCTTGCAGCGTAGTGCAGCTGCAGGCCCGCTTGCGCGAACTGGTTCATGGCCTGCGCGGCCCGGGCGAGCCCGGCGAGCATGCCGCCGCCGACGAAGGCGCTGATTCCAGTTATGCCTAAGAGGCGAGTGAATTCACGGTCGACGCCCTTGGACAGCCCTTCGAGCGCCTTCCACTGCTCGGTGAATTGCGGGAACCGGACGGCATGATCGCGCGAGCGCAGCTCACGCTTCATGCGCTCGTACTTCTCGGAGAACTCGTCCGTTATCAGGACTTCGATGAGCGGCGTGCCGGTCGGCATTGCTTTATTGCGAGTTGAACAGTGAAGGCGCGGCCCGGTCGGATCCGGTCTTCGCCATCTGCGGCGTGTATTCGATGATGTGCGGCGTGAACAGGTTGCTGCCGCTGCTCCTATCGGCGGACTTCGACGATGAGACGTCGATGTCGACGGTGGCCGAGCCCTCGAGCGGGCCGCCGTCGGCGCCGGTGCCGGCGATCAGCGAGCGCGGACGCGTGAGCGACGCGAGCTCGTCCGTATCCCAGCTTGTTCGCGGGGCAAACGAGTGCGGGGCGGGATGGCCGGCGTCGAGCCTCTGCCGCCACAGCACCTCGCTCAGCGAAAGCGTCGTCGGCTCGACGTGAAACAGCGGTTGATTGGGCCGCCCCTTCATTCCGGTCGGGAACGTCTTGGGCGTGTAACCCATCTTCTCGGCTTGCGCCGCCGACACGTCGACGATCTTTTGGGTTCTGATGCCCGGGCCGACGTCGGTTTGCCGGACCTTGTATTGCTCGCCGGTCGGTGTCGTCAGCAGGAACCATTGGCCAAGCGTTTCCGTTGAGGCGAGCGCGATGCCTTGTTTCGATTCCGGCACGTCGAGCCCGTTGCTGCCCGGCTTGTCCATCGGGTCGACCCAATTGTACCTGCCCGCGAAGTTCGCGAACCAGCTGCCGAGTCCCCAGCCCTCGGTGACGCCGCTCAAGATCGAGCCCTTGCGAGGCGGCAGCGGCGTCGCGCCGGTGGTTGGAAGTTGATAGCCGCTCCTGCCTGCCTTGCCTTCCGGGCCGCCGGGCAGCAGATAAGCATTGAGCTTCTCGAGCTCGTAATCGAGCGAGGCGAATTGATTGGTGAGATCGCGCTTGGCGGCGCGATCGAGCGCGAGATCGCCGAGTTGAATGCCGCCGGCCGGAGGCTCGAGCGCGCCCTGCTTTTGCGGCCCCTTGCCCCACAGATCAATGTTGCCCTTGAAGATGTCTTTCAGGATATCCCAGATCAGCCCGGGCAATGCTTCCGGGCCGCCGCGCGGCGCCTCGGGATGTTCCTTGAGCGTCTGTTCGCGTTGCTTTCGCAGTTCCTCCCGGATCTCTTCCTTGCGGGTGAGCAGGGTGACCAGCGCGGTGATCACCGCGGCATAAGGCGCGATCTTGCTGAGCGCGGTTCCCATGCCGAACAGGAACGCGACGATGCGAGTAGCGACCAGCGCCTCGAATACCCTCGGCCAGCCGATTCCCATCGCTTGCACGACGGCGTCGGCGGCAGCGAATGCGGAGGACAGATCGTCGACGATCTTCGCGGCGCCGGCGCCGATTGCCTCGAGCTGCTTGCCGAAGCCGCCCGAGCTGACCCATTCCGTGAGCGCGGCGATCCAGCCCTTGACCCGCTCGACGAGCTTGGCGCCCGATTCCGACTGCAGGTATTTGTCGATTGCCGCATAGAGGTCCTTGAACGCCGGCAATAGCGCAATGCCGATCGTGGTTTTGATGTTCTCCCACGATCGCTGCAGATTGATGTTGGCGAGATTGTAATCGACGAGCTGATCGCGGTTGAGGTGGATCAGCGGCCGCAGGCGCGGGAGGATGCGCGCCAGATCGGCGACGGCAAGATTTCCGAAGCCCAGGAAGCGCGAGAAATGCGCCTGCGTCTCGCGCGACATCCCGCGCAGGCGGGTGATCAAGAGCTGCAATGCCCGTTCCGGCCCCTCGGTCCGGTAGGTGCGCATCAACTCGTTGTAGAGTTGGACGCCGGTGCCGCGGACGCCGCGCGAGAGCTCCTCGAACAGTCGCGATTGCGTGCCCTTGTGGAACGCCTCCTCGAGCGTCTCCATGGCGTGACTGATGCCGGACTGCGCCTCTTGCTCGCTCTCGCCGAGCACGCGCAAGCCGTCGGTGTAGCGCTCGAGCGCATCGACCGAGATGCCGAGTTGTTGCGCCGTGTAGTGCGACCGGATGCCGGTCTGCGCAAATTGGCTGAGCGATCTCGAGGCGGCGGCCAGGCCGGCGATGACGCCGCCGGCGCCGAGGATGCCGCCGACGCCAGAGAGCATAGCGAGCGAGCGCAGTTCGCGGCCGACCTTCTGAGCGGCCTGGCCCATGAGGCCGAGGTGCTCGCGCGCCTTGTCGGTGCGCAGCTCGTTCAGGCGCAAGACTTCGGCAACGGTCTTGCGGACCTGCGCCGAGATTTCGTCGCGCAGCGCGAACTTTATCTCGATGACTTGGTCGGTGGCGTTGGCCATCTATCTGCGCATCCGCTCCGCCATCTCCTGCTCGGCCTGTATCTGATCCTGCAGGCGGCGCGTCCAATGGAGATTGCGCTTGAGCTCGTCGATTGTCTTGTCGAGGAACACTTGCGG